TGGAGGGACTTCTTAAGAGGAGAGTTCACCTATTGGGTGATCAGTCAATCTTAAGATTTACCTCCAGGGGTCTATGCGTACACATCAGTGTGCGTATTCATAGATCGGCATAGCCGAGTATTGAGGAGTGCATACATGTCCAACCGTCCTGATTACCCTAAAGATGACCTCGGCTATGTCGAGATCAGCGATAGGACGTCGGATCTTGGTTGGCTTGGAAGCCTTCCTCGTATTCGATATGATCGTCGCCAGTTACAGCATGGCCAACCACTTCCTGTGAAGGATAGTTGGTATGGTCAATTTGTTACCGGTGGTTCCGATCTCAACCGTCAGACTGAGTCTGACTCATAGGTCCCCCTTAGTTGGGGCCGATTGAGGTCTATATGTCTATTGCTGCGTTCACTAATGATTACGGTCGGCATACGCTATATGCGTGGGCTGACGGTCGTCAAAAGGGACAATATTATGGTGACCACAATGTAGACGAACAAATCTACAGTGTGCGTCACGCGCAGGAGATAAGCGATAAGCCTAACTCTCCGACTTACAGTGATCATCATCGGTGTACCGATTATGGTCGCGGTGTTCGGAAGGTTGTGCTCAATGAGCCTGCTCGAATGCGTCGATATGTTACTGCCGGTTCTCCACCGGATCCGTCCCTAACCATTGATTTGTATGCTGATGATCATATCAGCAACTATCATGATGTTGGGTCGTATATCATCCCGAATCCCGGATTCGACGATGCTCGTAACAAATCCATAACTAGCGCTCTAAACAACCTCAATCCCGATAACGCTGGGATTGGTGCTGATTTGGGGCAGGCTAGGCAGACAATAGACGAGTTCTCGCATTTAGCTGGTCGTGTTTTTCGTGCATTTATTGCACTTAAGCATGGACAGTTGAAGCAAGCTGCCAGGCTCTTCAGTGGCCTGGTTGACTCGCGAGGACGTAGACGATCAGCATTCAAGACCTCTGCAGAGCTTTGGCTCGAATATTCCTACGGGTGGAAACCACTCGCTCAGGATATCGTGTCATTGCAAGGCAAGGTTCATGAGTACTTGAGAAAACCTTCTGGCGTAGAAGCCAAAGGTAAGGGGTCCGCTGATAATCATGTGGACTTTGTTTGGAATTACTTATCAGGCTTTCGTCATCAAGGTCATACCAAGATGACGGCGCACACCCTCTTACGAGGGTTGATAGATAATCCCCGACTTTACCTTCTCAATGGTGCTGGTCTCCTCAATCCGTTGGACATAGCGTGGGAACTCGTTCCCTGGAGTTTTGTGGTCGATTGGTTCATCCCAATAGGCAACACACTTCAAGCGTGTACTGCGGCTTGTGGACTCACCTTTAATGGTGGGTGGACCACTACTCAATTCAATGACAGTCTGTTAATCACGAGAGTGACTGACTGGACTGGCTATGGATATGGGTGTGATTCACCGGGCGAATACCAAGAGATTGGTTTCGGCTTTAATAGGCAATGTCATGCGGATTTTCCAATTCCGCAATTCTATGCCAATTCAACACCATACTCCACTACCCGTGCTCTCAATGCGTTATCATTGTTTGCGCAAATGACTCAGTAATCCTACTGTGTCATAACCACACCTTCACGATAATCGTATTGTGTTGGTAATCTGGATCTCGCTATACAACGAGATTCAAGCGAAGGAAATATATGCCTCAGCTTGCTAACATGGTCCTCAAAGACCATGCTGGAACAGATCACACGTTCATCCCTAGGGATGTTACGGGTGGAGTCGCGACCACGGTCTTGTCGACCGGGGTTCCGATTGGAGAAAAGACTGCGTCTTTCTCCGTCACGCGTACCGCTACTGGTAAGCGGAAGTGCCTTCTCAAGATGGCGCTTCCCGTGGTCCAGGACGTGGTCGTTTCTGGAATTTCGAAGCCGACTGTTGTTCGGACTTCCTACATGGAAGCCTCGTTCAACTTCGACCCGACTTCCAGCACCGCCGAGCGTCAAGACGCACTGGCGTACCTGATCAGTTTCCTCAAGGACACTGGCCAGATTGCGCCGCTCGTCGAAGACCTCGCCGCTCCATACTAAGTGTCACGGCCCCTACGGGGTCATGCGCCCATGCATGGAGAAGCCGGCGGGTCTGCCAACATGTTTTCGGTGATTGCTATTGTGGCTATCATCGCGCTCGTTGTTGTCCTGCTCGCCTTCTTCTTTCGCGCCGATATTACTCAGCGTGAAGTTATGATTGGACTACCACATGACAAAGAAGCACCCGGTGTTACGTTTACGCAACTCGGAGCTCCCGAACGACTTAACACAACTCCTCGTACAGAGACTCCAAAGCCTGAGGCCATCAGCGAAAGCCGATTACCTTAAGGCTGAGGTTATGTCAAAGTACGTGTCTCCTGATACCGATCCGCCGATAATAAGGCGAACTCGTGCTATCAATAAGTGGCTTGCCACTGAAATGGAGAACGAAGCTACCAATGATCGGCTTTTAATAACCCCCGAGGAATACAACATCTTACCTCGGGTGCCGTTTGGTACTTTCGTCGAGTGGTGTCGCGATTCAATCCGTGACACTATAGGCGATACTCCTCCAATAGAGGCCCTTCTGGGGTCCTTTAGCGGTGGGGCGTCGACGAGTCGATCACGTACTCAGAGCCAACCAGCTCTGAAGTACCTCGGAAAAGCACATGTTACCGCTCGCTGTTTGGAGATCTTTTCCTCCTTGGAGGATGAGATGCCCGGTTGGCTTGCGGCAGGGGATGTTCTCCTCAAAGAGATCGTTCCCGGCAACGTGTTGTTTACCGTTCCCAAGAAAACCGATATAGATCGGGTTGCCTGCAAGGAACCTGATTTGAACATGTTCATTCAGAAGGGTATAGGGTCTTATTTCCGTAAGTCCCTACTCCGAATCGGAATAAACCTCAATGATCAGTCGATAAACCGGTCATTGGCTCGTGTTGGATCTATCACTGGAGAACTCGCTACCCTGGATCTTTCCAGTGCTAGTGATTCAGTGAGTGAGGGTCTTGTAGCCCTCTTTCTCCCCGAGATCTGGTTCACCCTCCTTGACGCTGTTAGGTGTCAAGTCACCATCATTGATGGTGAAGAGCATCGGAACCACATGTTCAGTTCAATGGGTAATGGTTTCACGTTTGAGTTAGAGAGCTTGCTCTTCTATACTCTTGCGAGAGCCACCGCCTATTTTACTGGAACCCGTGGTCGTATCTCTGTCTATGGTGATGATATTATCTGTCCAACAGATATGTCCTCGTCTCTCATTTGGGTTCTCCAATACTTCGGCTTCTCGGTTAATCCCGATAAGTCGTTTGTAGAAGGTCCCTTTCGTGAGAGCTGTGGGGGTCATTACCACAATGGCTTAGATATTACTCCTTTCTACATTAGGAAGCCTATCCAATCTATGGAAGACCTCATTGACGTAGCCAACAAACTGCGTCAATGGTCCGAAGTGGAAGGTGTTGGCTGCTTAGATCCGGAAACCGAAGAGATTTGGTTCTGGCTCAAGAGCTTTATTCCTAATGTTCTTTGGGGTGGTAGTGATACTCAGTTTAAGTATCAGCTGGTGTCTCCTGACACCTCCTGTATGCGTTTGGCGGAAACCAATGCTACAGTAGATGCTGGCTTAGGCGGGTATTACCACTGGCTTAATGCCACATGGGATCGTACCCGACTGAGGGACGGCGTTAAAACGTCGTCCTTCTCCAAGTCGCGTAACAAGTTACGCGTCAGGAAGGTGCGAATACCAACGGTGCCTCGGTTGCTCGCATTATTTCATTCAGAAATAATGCTTACGTCCGAGATTCCAGGGGGAAACCCCCAGAAATCCGGCTAACGTCGGTGGGTCCATAGGCTAACACCTATGGTTTTAGGAG